AACCATTAAAGAAAGATCCAACAAACGCTGCAAGTGCTAATAAAATAACTTCGATCATAAGAGTGTCCTTCCTAAATTGTCATTATTAAGCGCTAAAACTACTACCACATCCACAGGTTTTTTGTGCGTTAGGATTATCAAATTTAAATCCCCTTTGTGTCAAGTCGTCATACCAGTCTATAGTAGTTCCATCTATATATAAATCAGACTTTCTATCTACAACAATAGATATACCATCTTGTTCGTATTTAGTATCAGTTTCTTCATCAAAACCTTCTGGTTCTACGAATCCCAATTTGTATGAGAACCCTGAACATCCACCTCCTTCTATAGCCACTCTCAAGTAAGGATCTTCACTATCAACAGATTCTTCAATAATTCTTTTAATCTCTGTTACAGCCGCTTCACTTAAAGTTATCATAATGGATCACCTTTTTTCCATACATCGGTTTCATAAATACGAATAGCTTTAATTTTTCCCCAATCATTAAATTCCATAATATATACCATACGAGAGACTATAGTCTTTCGATATGCACCTATCACATAATTATATCCCATAGACAATTCCATAGAGGTATACTTATTATGATAGGCAGTATTTGTTATTTTAACTTTAACATTTTCTATATTATCTAAGAACTTACTATTAGCCTGTATAACTTCGTCTTTTCCTTTAATATTATATCTACTATTAATAAACTCTACATCATCCGTTAATAGACCGCCCATAGCTTCTATATCTTTAGATGTAAATGCCCCAAGATACTTCTTTGCCGTATCAATCCACATCATTGTTCTATTCCTTTAATCTTCGGTCAGCAACACACATCTTTCCGTTACATCGCCTAGTTTAATCTCGTCTTCTTTATTTATATGTGGAAATGGTACGTCCTGATATTCCACACCGATAAAGTTACATAACTTTTCTACACTTCTTGAATCTTCAAATATATTAATAACTAATAGGTTTTTTTCTTTACCTATACATTTGAATACTGCCTTAATTAATCTTTCATAGGTTTCTACATCAGGTAGGTCTTTGCAGGTGTTTGTAAACTTAGACATCGACCTTTCCCAATCGCTCCGATTCCTAGTTGTTAGAATAAATAATGAGTCTTTATATTTATTTAATAGAATCTCTTTAATGATCTTTTTGTATTTACCGTAGAATGAATTATCAACATAGGCTACGATGTCTTCACTATCATATCTATAATCATTATTATCATGTAAAACACAATGATGTTTTGTTTCTTTTCCTGCGAGCTTTTTGAGTGCTTCTGCTAGACTAGCAGTTCCAGTCCTTGGTAGTCCTATTCCGTATACTTTATTCATTTTAATTTGATTTAATTACCTTTTAATTTATTTATATAATTACTTACAGCAAATATAAGCCTTATAAAATTCATACATATAACAATACTATATATAGAGAACACTATACATAAAAGTAATACACTATTAAAGATTAATCCACCATATAAGTAGGTTGGGGTGTTGTCGGTTATGTTCCTATATAGAGCAAAAGCCATATTAGCACCACGTTACCCCTTAATAAGTAGACATTTGGTTTTATTTTGTTGATTTATGGGTTACATTCCCCGATTTTGCTATTAAATTTGGTGTTCGTTGGGTGCGTTTCCCCTATATCATTATACTTACAGTATAGGTAATGTCAATATGGAAAATATAAAAAGAAGAAAATACCTCAAAGTTATTAAAACTTAAAAGTATTTGGAGATTCTTGAAATTTTTTTGCCTGAAAATCGTTCCGCCGGATGTATACTTAAGTACAAGGTATGTATAATCAATAAGAGGTTGGGATGAAAGACCTAAGTGCTTTGTTTTATCTAATAGTTTTACATATATGTGTTATTTGTTTCTTCTGGAACTTTAATACATTTACTTTACAAGAAAAGATAACTATGTTTACATTATTTTCCGGTTTCCAGTGCATAAGTTACCTGATTCAGATGAATTTGAAGGTATAATAGTTTAGGAAGTTCTTAAGTTTAGGGAACAGTGTTTAGAGTGTTAAATTTATTAATATAATACATACACACTCTATCGCTGCTTCCCTTTTTTTAGAAAAATAACTTTCCTATTGAGATGTACTTTATATTAGTAAGGTACGGGGCAAATCTCTAAGTTTTATAACTGCCCTTATAAAATTTTGGAAAGTTTAAAAGTTTGCCGCAGACTTTGCAGTTTTGCGGGGTGGTTGGTGGGAATTTTTTAAAAAACTCGCGTGCTACACTCATTGGCGCGACACGAAGCTATAAGGAACAAGACAATGATCCGTTATATTAGAATTATTTTAGCCACCCCGCTTTATTTAACTGCAAGTTTATTTCTCTTATTATCTTTGAAAGTTTTCCCACCAGACGTAAGAGAAGACGCTAAGAAGAGCTTTATCTAACCTTCAGTATTACGGATAGAATCTCCGAATATCCAACTGGCTAGTACAATAGTTACGTTCTGAGCTTGGTCTTGGCTAAGGCCCAATCCCAATACATCAAAGCCTACAAAGGTAACGCCACCAACAGCAACCCAGAACCGACGAGATGTAACCAACGCTTGAATCTTATTTACCATTACTTTTCTCCGTGAGAACAGGAACAACTGACACAACATTTACAATCTTCATCACATTGACAAGATTGAGCAGATGCACTATTACCAATAGCGTACCCTAATGTCATACCTATAACAATAACACAAATACATAAAAAGTGTTTATTCATATTTTTCTCCTTTAATGTTAGATGCCGCATAATACAGTTCCGTCACATATTTTTTTTATGCTAGCACCTCTGTTCTAATATTATACCCCCAATTACCCATTTTTCTCATTTATTTCTGGTACAGAATTTGAAATACAATTATCTTGTACTGTACAAAAATAACTATGTTTAAGATGGTACTCAGCACCGAATACATCTTCTTTTTCTCCCCATACTTTAGTCCATATATCTACTCTCCACTTATTGTAGTAGACATTTACCGCATTAATTTTATGAAAGTCTTTAACCTTACCTAATTTTTGTAGAACTTCTTCACATACTAATTTTTGTTGTAACTTGGGATCTATATTATTTTTCTTCTGTACTTTACTCTTAACAGTAGCTTCTAGTGTTTTACTCATTATGTAGACTCCTTTTTAAAACTGGCGTGGGGGCGACTATCGTGGACTGATTTAAATCTACAAAAAAACTCGCGTGCTATCGACTATTCGGGACTGCAAGAAGCTAGAAGGGATAAGACCCTCCTATTTTTTTGCTTTTTTTTTATTTCTTTGAGTTTTTATGTAAGTCTATACACCGTAAGCACTTACGTTCATTATACAATATACATCGGCAGAATCAACCCCTGAACTTGAGAAAATCGTCATAAGTCTATATATATCAACAACTTATAAACTCGCGTGACTTCAGCACCTACCGGACCTCGCAGGAAGCTAGCTTAGATAGTACAGCCGTAAGTCTATATATATCAATAACTTAGGGCGACGGGCGCGGTGGGCAGGCGTAAGTCCTTTGGTAGTAAGGGGTTAGGTCAATTTAAATTATTCAATAAAAAAACCCCCACGCGTCACCACATTAGGTGGATGGCATGAGGGTGAAGGGCCGGGGAAGATAGGTCATTGAGCAACAGAGCTTTAACCTATCCCCCCTGCTGCGCCTTTTTATGCAGCCAGTGCAACCGCCGTAGCTAGGGCTTTTTGGCTAAGGTTGCCATTCTGCCCAAACCACAGCGAGTCCATACGGTTCTCACTGTTACGGCCTTTCTCATAATTGAGGTATTCAGTAACCCCATTATAAGCGGCCCAGTAAGTCCCATTAACTCCCGGCATATCGTTGCCCTTACCAAGCAAGAAGAATTCTTCTACTTTCCCGATGATATTTTTCGTTCGGGTTGATAGTTCGTCTTCCTCTTGCTCGTGTACGTCCAGAACAATCTTAACGTACTTGTGAAGGTCAGCAGAATTAATCTGCTTACTAGCAAGGAAACGGAATTGGTCAGCAGTCGCTTCGAATTCCTGATCTGCCAGATTCATAATGTCACGCAATTTTTCGACATTATTTTTGACAAATCGGTGATGCCGTACCCGAATCAGGTTCGAGGCTTTACACTCTCGCGCCATTGATTCAGTATTGGCACAAACCACGCGAATCGGAGTAAATCCGAAGTGAACAGCCAATTTCCCATCATGCCCATTAGAGAGCAATGCAAATTTGGCAATCTCATCATTTGGCACAATCTCGGTATTTTCCAAACCTAATTGGCAAAGTACCCAAACACGCTCACCGCCACGTAATGAACCAGCCGTATGCAATCGCATCTCGCCCGAATCAATCAGCGGCTCGAACACTTCAAACGCTTGGCGATTTTGCAACGGAGTCCAACGAGGACCAACAACGCCCAGAACCTTATCGTCAGATTCTCGAACCGATGCCTGCGCTTTTACTTCGCTACCATCCTTACGGTAGAGAGGCTCAGTTTTTACTTCCCAGTCCAAACCAGCCAATTTGAACGCATCCCAAAATGTAGTAGCGTCATCAATCTCGGTTCCCAAACCATGCCAAGGGGTTTCACCAGCAAAAACCATTCTTT